GCCGGTCGTACATTGCAAGGACTGCAAACACGTCATGTTCAGTGACTGTTACGGAGAATGCGGAGCTGCACGAATGGGAATTGTCGGCCCGGATGACTTTTGCAGCTACGGAGAAAGGAAAGAAAACGATGACGCTTGAAAATGCAATAAAAACGCTTGACGATGTTATCCCGCCGCACACGCACAACACGGTAGACCGGGAACATATGCCGATTGTCCTTGCGTGGGAAGCGGTAAAGGTCGAACTCGAAAACCGTGAGCCTGTTGTGCATTGCAAGGACTGCTTACATTACTGCGAATGCGTATGCGATTATCACGCGGCGGCGGTTTGCGCAGACTGGTTTTGCTGGGGCGGAGAAAGAAGAACCGATGAGCAGTAAATCCAAGCGCAAGCCGAGAGACGTATCCACGCACAAGGCCGTATCCATTGCCATGACGATCTTCGTCTGGGCGTGGATGTCCTGCTTCAATCCTACGCAGGAGGACGTGAACCGCATGTCCGACGAGGTGCGCAACATCCGCGAGAGCGTGAACAGCAAGAACCTCAACATCTGGGAAGTCAGAGACGCCATAAAGGACGAGTTTGGTTGGGAAATATAAACAGAGACCCGCCGTAAACAAAAACGCGGCACAGCGTGTTTAACGTTGAATGACGAGGTGATAAAGTGAACGAACTATGGAAAATGAAATGCAAGGCTGACCTCTTCAACCTACGGAAAAACGAGGCGGCGATCCTGTCCATACCGGAGGAGATCGACATGGAGCGCGACCGCATGACATCCATCAAGAGCGCATCCACGGGGACGGCCCCGGTGCAGGGCGGCGGCACATCGTACGAGGAACGCATGAACAACAGCATTTGCCTGATTGATTTGCTTTCCGACAATCTCCGCATTGCAGAATCGGAGGTGCGGCTGACGAAGAAAGCCATTGCCACGCTGACAGACGAGGAACAGCGAATCCTTGAAGTGTTGTACATCGACAGACAGAAGAGAGGCGCGGAACGGCTGTGCCAAGAGCTTGCCATAGCCGAGGAAGCGACGGTATGGAAGCGAGCAATGCGGGCGCTGGAAAACTACTGCGCCGCCCGGTACAGCTCTGCGGCAATCTGATGGAAGTTCCGAGACAGTAACTTTTCAAAAATCCGTGGTATAATAGTAACATCCAAAGCCACGCAGAGACGCCGGACGATCACCGAGCGCCAAAGCGTGGCTTTTTATTTTGGGCGAAGCCGAGAGGCGGGAAAGCCGTACGCAGCGGAGGGGGCGGCGGAGATGGAAGTAATCACACTGCGGCTGGACGAGATAAAGCCGTATGCCAACAACACGAAAGAGCATCCGCAAGAGCAGATCGACGAGATCAAGGAATCCATCGCTCGGTATGGGATGAACGACCCTATCGCCGTATGGGGAAAAGCTAACACAATTGTAGAGGGGCACGGGAGATTTGAAGCCCTGCGGCAGATGGGGATAAAGGAAGCTCCGTGCATACGGCTCGACCATCTGACGGACAAGCAGCGCCGGGAGTACACCATCGCGCACAACAAGACAACGATGGACAGCGGATTTGATAAGGATATGTTGTCCTTGGAGCTTCCCGACCTCGATCTCGGCTTTCTTGGTTATGTAGACGAGCCGGAAGAAGAGGACGACGGATATTACGGCGACGAGCGCGAAAAGACATACAGCAAAATGAACCTCCGCGATTATGACGCGGAACGCGCCGCCGGTAAATGGGATATGCCGATATTGAAAGCAACAGACCATATACCAGAAGATTTGATCTCATTCAACTATATGCTCACAAGCAAGGAATACGGCAAGGGCATACATTTCTATATCGACGATTACCAATTTGAAAGAGTGTGGACAACGCCGGACAAGTACATTGATAAGCTCGGTATGTTCGATTGCGTTCTTACACCGGACTTTTCGCTTTATCTGGATATGCCGCTTGCGATGCAGATATGGAACGTGTACCGCTCCCGGTTGATCGGGCAGATCATGCAGGACGCTGGCATAGCAGTTATTCCAACGTTGCAATGGGCAGATGAACGGAGCTTCGATTTCTGCTTTGACGGCATAGAGCCGGACGGTGTAATTTCCGTTAGCACGATAGGCGTCAAGCGTGATAAAAACGCCGGTAGTATATGGTTTGCTGGTATGGACGAAGCAATAAAGAGGTTAAGACCGTCGCACGTCGTGTGTTACGGCGGCGATATTGGATATAAATTCCCGTGTAGTGTGAGTTACATTGCGAACCATAACACGGAGAGATTCGGAGGGAAAAGCTGATGGGCGGACGTGGAGCAAGCAGCGGCGTATCAAAAGGTGCGCCAAGCCTTGATAACAACCTTATACGCAGGGCGAACGCCGCAAGTTTCGCAGTAGACGCCGGAGACGCAACAAAGCGAGAATACACGCGGAATGTTGAGACAATAAAAGGGCTTGGGTTTGACGATACCGAAACAAAAGCAGCGTATAAAGAGCTTCACCGTCTTACAACCGAACAGCTTAGGGCAGAATCGCAGAGTGTTAGCCCTTATACTTCTGGTGTAGCGCGATTCAATCGCACACAAGTGCAGAAAAACGCGCAGAAAGCCGTTGACAAACGTGCGGCTGTCAATTCTTACATGAACGGCTTGAAAGACAAGGCAAAAAAAGCACAGAAGCAGAAAGAAACAAATACGCTTTCCTCGGCGCTCAAAAGCGCGATGAGCAGCGGAAAGCTCGAAGTAACAGTGAACGGCAAGACGTATTACCGCACGCGTAAAAACTCCGCAACATGGAGAGTTAGATAATGGGCAGCAGAGGCGCGGCAAGCGGCACGGGCAAGCACCCATACGGCAGCGAGTACAAAACGGTATTGCAGGACGGCAACATCAAGTTTGTAAAATACCAGCTTTCCGGCAGTGCAACAGCTCCGCTTGAGACGCAGACGAGAAGACGCATATACGTTACGGTTAACAGGCTGGATGTAATAAAATTTATTTCTTTTTACGACAAAGAGAACAAACGATATAAAACGATTGACCTTAATGGGCAACCGCACTTTATCGATGGCAAGAGCGAAAAAGAGCATACACACTACGGTTACATCCATGATGAACATGGAACCAAGAAACTGAGCGCAAAAGAAAAGAAGCTGGTTGACAGGGTAAAAAGCGTGTGGAATAATAGAAGCGGCAAGTAGTAGTTTACGAGTGAAAACGCCGCGAAAGCGGAGATGGCGGTTGAAATCCGCCCGCTTGCCATTTTATTTAATTTAATAGCAATCGCCGTTTTGATAATTCAGAACGGCGAATTTTATTTTACAAAGGATGTGGCAAAATGGGAGGTCGTGGGGCGAGTAGCGGGATTTCGGGTGCACCAACAGGGCGGAAAACAGGCAGTATAAAAAGCCTTTTGCAGAATATGAAGTCACTCGACAATTATGGATATGAGAAGAATGAAAAGGAAGAGACACAAAGAAAACTCCCGACTTACGGCGATAAGGTGCAGAGTGCGTACATTGAGTACGTAAAAAAGCAAACCGGCATTGATTTGACACCGGCGAGAGATACATATTTTGACAACCGCAAGGGCTTTAATATTGACACAAGAGCACTATCGCCGTCGGACTTGAACCAGATAAAACGACTGGCGAAAACTTATCCGGGTGGGTACGACGTGAGGTTTGCCGAGAACGGCGTAACAAGGTTATACATTGCGGTTGAACGAAAAAAGAGGAAAAAATAATGGGTGGCAGAGGAGCAAGCAGCGGCGTATCAAATATTGTGCAGTTTCCGCGGACGAAGAGCGGCGGGAAATGGCATTATCCCGGAGTGACGGAAAGAGCTGATAGGCTTGTTAAAGCTGCTCAAAGCGCAAAAACGGATAGACAGGTTCAGGCCGTATACAAAGGCGTGCAGGATTTCGAGACTTCCGTGCAATCGGAGATCAGCGCCATACAGCGAGGCGACGTTAAAGACGGAGATATGCGCGCTTTGATGGCGCAGCGCCGACGCGTTCGGTTGGCAAAAAAGAAACTGTTGGAGAGGTTTAGTTAGTGGGCGGCAGAGGCGCGGCAAGCGGCACAGGCAAGCACCCATACGGCAGCGAGTACAAAACGGTATTGCAGGACGGTAACATCAAGTTTGTAAAATATCGGCTCGCTGACAATGCGAAAGCACCGCTAGAGACGCAGACCAAAGGGCGAGTATATGTTACGGTAAACAACGATAACGAATTATCCTTTATTTCGTATTATGACCGTAAGGGGAAACGTTCAAAGACGATAGACCTTTTACACGCCCATGATGGAAAGTCGCCGCATTCGCATACAGGATATGAGCATGACGGGAAAGCGGCAGACTTGACCGAGGATGAGAAAAAGCTCCTTGCAAGAGTACGCAAGGCATGGTATGATAGCAGAGGCAAGTAGTAGTGTTAAGGAGCACGCCGCGCAAGCGGAAATCACGGTTCGAGTCCGTGCGCTTGCCATTTTAATTAAATACGAATCGTCGTTTTGATAATTCAGAACGGCGATTTTTTATTTTCAAGGGAGGGAGGGTATGCCACGCAAAAAAGAAGATAACCTCAAGCACTTCACATCGGATCAAAGCCGTGATGAAGCCGTGAAAAATGGTCGAAAAGGAGGCATAGCCTCCGGCGAGGCAAAGAGAGCTAACAAGAGCCTTGCAAGCCTCGCAAAGTCGATAGCGCAGCAACCTGCGCCGGATAAGCTCAAGGGGCAAATAAAGCGCGTGGGGCTTGCGATAGACGATGAGGACATGACGTGCAACGCCGCCATTGTCGCCGGTGTATATGGCAAAGCCGTAAGCGGCGATGACAGAGCCGTTGACCGCTGGGAGACATGGACGAGCGAGGGCGCGGCAGAGGACAGACCCTGCAAAATACCCGCCGAGCTTATCGGCAAGGCGTTTGTTGATATAAACCGGCAGATCATCCCGAACAGGGATTACATCTTTGATGGTGGTCGTGCCGGTCTGAAATCGTCCTTTATATCTCTCAAGGTTCCTGAGCTTGTGGAAAACAATCCGACGATGCACGCCTGTATCGTCCGTAAGCAGACGAACACACTCAAAGACAGCGTATATTCGCAAATTCAATGGGCTATCAATGAGCTTGGTATAGCGGGAGACTTTGATTTTAAGGTTTCGCCTCTTGAAATCACGCTCAAAAAGACCGGACAGAAGATTTATTTCCGTGGGTGTGATGATCCTGTAAAGCTGAAATCCATAAAGCCGCCGTTTGGTCATATCGGTATTCTGTGGGTGGAAGAGCTTGACCAGCTTGCCGGAGCTGCGGAGCTGCGAAGCGTGAAGCAATCCATTCTCCGCGGCGGTGTTGATTCCTATTTCTTTGCGTCCTATAACCCGCCGAAGAGCCGCGCCAATTGGGTCAATCAGCAGATGCTTGAGCCGAACGAAAACCGGGTGCGGCATCACTCGACGTACCTTGAAGCGCCCCCCGAATGGCTTGGCACGGTGTTTCTCAACGACGCAGAACATCTCAAAGATGTCAACCCGGCGGCATATGAGCATGAATATCTCGGCATCCCGAACGGCGACGGCGGAAACGTATTTGACAACATCACAGCGCGGACGATCACGGATGATGAGATAGCGCGATTTGACCGGATATATCAGGGCGTTGACTTCGGTTGGTATCCTGATCCTTTCGCCTTTCTGCGTATGCATTATGACGTGGCGCATGAGACGTTGTATTTCGTCGACGAACACCGGAGCAATAAGACGAGCAATGCGGATAATGCCGCATGGATAAAAGAGCGCGGATACGATGACTTCCCTGTCGTTTGCGACAGCGCAGAGCCGAAAAGCGTTGCGGATTTACGAGCAAGCGGCTTAGATGCAAGGAACGCTATAAAAGGCCCCGGTAGTGTTGAATACGGTATGAAATGGCTTCAATGTCGCCGGATAGTTATTGACCCGGCGAGAACGCCGGAGGCATATAAAGAGTTTATCAACTATGAATACGAACGAGACAAAGACGGAAACGTAATCAGCGGGTATCCAGATAAAGACGACCACTTTATTTCTGCTGCACGGTACGGAATGGAGCGGGCATTTAGACTGTATGGAGTGAAAGCATGAACATATACGAGGTTTTACGGGCGCGAGGATATACTACCGTGCCGGAAGAGTTTTACACTTACATAGAGAATTGGAAGAGCTGGTACGACGGGTATGTTAAGCAGTTCCACCGTTACCGTATCTGGAACGGCATGAAGTACGTCCCGTGCCGCCTGTACTCTCTCGGCATGGCGAAAAAGGTCTGCGAGGACTGGGCCAACCTTTTGCTGAATGAAAAGTGCAAGATAACGCTTGAGGGGCAGCCAGAGCAGGATTTCATCGATTCCGTTTTTGAGCGGAACAACTTCACCGTCAAATCGAACGAGATGCAGGAGATCAAGGCGGCTCGCGGCACGGTCGCGTATGTGCCGACGGTCGTTAATGCGTCTGTTGATGAGCAGACGGGAAAGGTGAACGGCAGCGGCGGGGAAATCCGCATTGACTATGTCCCGGCTGACCTTATCCTTCCCCTTACATGGGAGAACGGCATTGTCACCGAATGCGCGTTCGGATCGCACAAGTCCATTAAAAAAGATTCGTACCTTTACATCTGCATTCACAAGCGGACGGACAAGGGCACATACGACATCGAAAACCTACTGTATCGTGACACAAAGGGCAGCCTGTCGGAGGTGAAACTTGCCGATGTTCCGGGGTTCGAAAACGTCGCCCCGGTCGTGCATACGCCATTCACGCAGCGGATGTTCGTCATTGACCGGCTCAACATCGTCAACAACGTTGATGCAACCCTGCCGATGGGCATTTCGGTATTTGCCAACGCCATAGATCAGCTAAAGGGTGTTGACCTGACATACGACAGCTATGTGAACGAGTTCCAGCTTGGCAAGAAGCGCGTCATGCTCAAGCCGCAGGCGACAAAGAATTTCCACACGGGAGAGCCGCTCTTCGATACAAGCGACGTTGTTTTTTATGTTCTCCCTGCCGACGGGCAGGACGGCGATATCATCAAAGAGATCAACATGAACCTTCGCACGGCGGAACACAACGCCGGGATTCAGGATATGCTTAATCTTCTGTCGAGCAAGTGCGGATTCGGCGAGAACCATTACAAATACGACAATGGCAATGTCTCCACAGCGACGCAGATCATAAGCGAAAACTCTGAGATGTTCCGCACGATTAAAAAGCACGAGATCATCCTTGAAAGCGTTCTCATTGAGCTGTGCCGCGTTCTTCTCCGAATGGGCAATGCTTACATGAACGCCGGGCTAAACGAGAGCGTCGAGATAACCGTCGATTTCGATGATTCTATCATTGAGGACAAAGAGACGGACTTTAACCGCGATTCCCGTATGGTGCAGATGGGAATCATGAATAACTGGGAGTTCCGCGCTAAGTGGATGAACGAGGACGAGGCGACGGCAAAAGCCGCCCTGCCGAAGATGGAGAGCCTTGTATCGGGCGAAAATGAATGAAATACCCGATCACGCCGGAGTTCATGTACTCCCTGCCCCTGCCGCTTATGCGGCTATATCAGCGTTTAGAAGAACAAATCCTTGAGGATATATGCTCCCACGTTGCCATGACCGGGGAAATGACGGAGACGGCGATAGAGCATATACGGTCTTTGCAGCGGCGTGGATACGACTACAAGAAAATCAACGAGTATATCCGAAAGACCCTAAAGCTCACGCAAAGCGAGTTTGACACCGTATGGAACAAGGCTGTCCAACGAAACCAGCAGTATTTTGATACGCTGATCGATGACAACCTTGTTCTCGGCGAAAACAACTTCAATGCTGAGCTGTTCATGCAGGGAATCAACGCCATTGAGATGCAGACGCTTGGAGAGCTGACGAATATTACCCGAAGCATGGGCTTTGCGTACCGAGCGCCGGACGGCACGGTAAAGGTCGATGATATAGGCAGGATGTATCAGCGCGTCCTTGATGACGCCTTGATGCGCGTGGAGAGCGGGCAGAGCTATAACGTGGCGATCCGTGACGCAACGAAGATGCTGACGGACAGCGGCTTGCAGTACGTTGATTATGAATCCGGCTGGCATAACCGCGTTGACGTTGCTGCCCGCAGAGCCGTTATGACAGGCGTTACCCAGCTTTCCCGACAGTACACCGAGCAGACGGCGACGTTGCTTGACACGCCATACAGAGAGGTTACGGCGCACCGTGGGGCGCGAGACGGAGAGGGTAAAACGCCATGGGCGAGCCATAAGAAATGGCAGGGGCGCGTTTATTCCGTCCGTACCGGCGATATTTACCCGTCTATATATGAGGTCTGCGGTCTTGACGAGGTGGACGGCTTGTGCGGCGCTAACTGCCGCCATATGTACCACATCTGGATCGAGGGCGTTTCCGAGCGGACATACACCGATGAGGAATTGGAGAACATCGACCCGCCGCCTTTTGAGTTTGAGGGAAAGCAATACACCTTTTACGAGGCGACACAAAAGCAAAGGCAGGTCGAGGCATCGCTCCGTAAAGTTAAACGCGAGCTGACAGCCGCCAAAGGGCGCGGAGATGATGAGGAATATACGACCAAGGCTGTACGGTATCGTCGTCTAAACGAGGAATACGAGGCTTTCAGCAAGGCGGCGGGACTAAGGCCACAATACGAGCGCGGTAACATCGCGGAGTTTGGGCCGAAAGAAGCGCGAGAGGCGAAGAAAGCGGCCAATAAATAAACCAACGATAAAAGCATAACAGAGAGCGCCGCCTGACCTTGTGGCGGGTACAGAAATAACGGTCTTGCTTTGGCAGAGGTTTCCTTCCTTTCCCCCCCTGTCTTGCCCCTGCGGAGGGGGATATAAATACCGTGTCGCTACTGCTCAACAGCGGCCATGCATAACAGGAAGTATCTGACGTGAAAGGCGTCTTGTGTTTTGCCGCGAGCACAAAAAATTTCGCGGTTAGTGGTGGTTTAAAACGGGCGCAGATACAGGGCTTCCCATCGCAGCCCTGCCCGATTATAAAACATTCAAGGAGTTTGTCTCTACGGAGATAGGCTCCTTTTTTGTTTGCCGACGGGCATAAACGGAATACGCCGACGGGCGGAAAACGGAGGAATCATCATGGCAGAACCGAATACCAATCCCAACACCGCCGAGGGCGGGAACGAAGCTACTTTTACACAAGCCGAAGTAGATACCATCGTTGCAAAGCGTCTTGCGCGGGCAACCAAAGGAATGCCCACCGAGGAAGAAATGAACGCTTATAAGGCTTGGAAGGCCAATCAGCAGAGCGAAGCGGATAAGCTCAAGGTCATTGAGAAAGAGCGCGACACCGAAAAGGCTGCGCGTATTGCCGCCGAAGCTAAGCTCACGCAGTACGAGAGAGAAAAGTATCTCGCTTCTAAGGGCGTGGGGGCTGACGAGCTGGAATTTTACTGTTTCAAGATCGGGCAGAAAGTAACGGACACGGTGAGCTTTGAAAAGGCAGCCGACGAGTTTCTGAAAGACCGAAAACCCGCTTCCGTGCGTGTGGATATGTCCGCGCACGTTGGCAACAGCGGCAATAGTGCCACCGGCACGAACGACGCTATGAATGCCCTGATTCGGGGCAAATTTAAGTAATTTGTGAGGTAAAACATGGCTACTAACATTGTAAACAGAACTGACCTTTCCGGGCTTATCCCGGAACCTGTCACCCGTGAGATCATCCAGGGCGTGACCGAGGGCAGCGCCGTCCTCCAGATGGGACGCCGCCTCCCCAACATGACCAGCAAGACCCAGACGATGAACGTTCTGGACATGCTCCCGACCGCTTACTTCGTGAACGGCGACACCGGCATGAAGCAGACCACTAAGATGAAGTGGGACAAAAAGAAAATTTATGCCGAAGAGATTGCCGTCATCGTCCCCATTCCCGAGGCGGTGCTTGACGATGCCGACTATGACATCTGGGGCGAAGTCCGCCCGCGTCTCGTTGAGGCGTTCGGTAAGGTCATTGACGGCGCGATCCTGTTTGGCACGAACAAGCCCACCTCTTGGCGCGATAGTGTCCTTGAGACCTGCACGAAAGCAGGTTCCGTTGTGGCGGCGACGCCGTACATCTATGACGACCTGCTCGCCGAGGGCGGCGTGATTGCCAAGGTCGAAGAGAGCGGCTATCTCGTCAACGGCATTATGTCCGCTATCCAGATGCGCGCGAAGCTGCGCGGTCTGAAAGACCTGAACGGCAACCCCATCTTCAAAACCGATATGCAGGGCGCGACGCCTTACGCGCTGGACGGCTCTCCCATGTACTTCCCGCGCAACGGCGCTTTTGACACTGCCAAGGCGCTTATGTTTGCCGGTGACTGGTCGGAGCTGGTGTACTCCATCCGTCAGGACATCACGTTCAAGATTTTCGATCAGGGCGTTGTGCAGGATCCTTCCGACAACTCCATCGTTTACAACCTCATGCAGAATGACATGGTCGCTCTGCGTGCGGTTATGCGTCTCGGCTGGGAAATCCCGAACCCCAAGACGGCATACAACGATACCCTGTCGAAGTACTGCCCGTTCGCGGTGTACGCTCCTGCCGGTACGGTCAACACCGTTACCGTTACCCCGGCCACCGCTACCGTTGCTAAGGGCGCGAGCAAGTCGTTTTCCGCCTCTGTGACCGGCGAGGGCGCGGTGTCTAACGGCGTGCTGTGGAGCGTTTCCGGCACGGCTGCTGTCAAGGCTGGAACGAAGATCGACGATAACGGCACGCTGACTATCGCCTCCAACGAGACGAATACTGCGCTGACCGTTACCGCGACTTCCAAGCATGACGGCGCGAAGTCCGGCACGGCTGCCGTTACCGTGGGCTGATAAACTGGAGGGGCGCAGATGTACGCAACATACACTTTCTACACCGATACTTATCTCGGCAGCGCCCTGACGGAACAGGAGTTTGCCCGTGCATCCAAGCGGGCAAGCTCCTTCATTGACTATTACACGATAGGCAAGGCTAAGGATTATCCGGACGATGACAACGCGCTTGCAATGTGCTGTTGTGCGCTGGCGGAACAGTATCAAATTATTGAGAACGCCAAAGCGCAGAGCATGAGCGGCGGCGAGGTCAAGAGCCAGACGGTAGGCGCGTGGAGCAAAACCTATGCAAGTGGCGTAGAGACGGCGGAAGCCGCCCGTAAAACGCTGGAAGATATCGCTATGGACTATCTGGCATGGACGGGGCTTTTGTACAGAGGGGGTCAGCGCTGTGTTCCCACATGTTGTGACTGTCTTTAACTCTTACGAGGACGACGACCTAAAGATGCACAACAGCATTACCATCTTGCGTGGTGTGCTGTTGGATGTGTCCAAGGGAACGAACGTTGCAAAGACGGGGCTTGCCGACGCTGACGCCGCTACTCTTTACATCCCCTTTTCCGTTGATGCGGTCAGCACGACAGGCGACAAGAAAACGTATGTCGAGCCGAAAGCGTTCTATGCGGCAGAGAATCAACAGGGCTTGTGGACGCTGGACAGCGGCGGACATAGCAATTCCACGTCCACCTACTTTGTCAAAGGTGAGGTTTCCGAAATGATGAGCCTTGCGCAGCTGCAAGAGAAATATGACTACGCTTTTGACGTGAGCACGGTTGATGTCCGCGATTTTGGCGGCGATATGATGCACTGGCAGGTCGGTGGGAAATGAGGATCACGCTAAAGATCAAGACCGTGAGTGGGGAAGACTTCAAATCCGCCTGTAAAGCGGCGGAGATCGTTGTTGCAATGCAAGCGCTGAAAGACACGATTCCCTTTGTCCCTGCGCTGACGGGCGTTTTCTCCAACATGGCGCGGACGGATGGCAATGAGATCGTCTATACCGGCGACCAAGCCCGATATCTGTACGAGGGCAAGGTCATGGTTGACGCCGCCACTGGGAAAGGCCCGATGAACATACCGGATGTAGGATTGCGCTGGCACAAGGGCGCAACGCTCACTCCGACGGCGAAAGACCTTGTTTTTACTACGGACATGCACCCGCAAGCTCAATCCCATTGGATGGACGCATCCTACAAGAAAAACGGCGACAAGTGGGCGCGTGTCGCAGAAAAGGCGGTGATTTCGTCCCTTGGATGAGAAAAAACCTAAAACTTTAGTGTCTGCTGAAGAAAATGCAGACGTGAGCCGCGCCGTTCGGCAATGGCTGAATGCGTACCCGGATAAGCCGCTTTCTAAGCTCGACTTTGAATGGTTGGGCGAGAAAAGCGGTTTATGCATTTCCACCATTCAGGCGGCGTACAAAACCAAGCAGTTTATCGACGGTTCGTATCAGGCGCAGTACCAGTTCAAAATCATTTACCGCGTACCGGCGAAGAACGCCGACGAGAGAATGAGCGCGGATGAGGTTCTGGATGTATACGGCGCGTGGGCGGAGGCGAACGTGGATAGCCTTACGATTGCGGACGGTATCCGCGTGCGCAAAGTCAAACGCGACACGGCGGCGGCTCTTTTTGCCCGATACGAAGGAGACGTAGAGGATCACCAGATCCTTTTAACTTTAATTTACGAGGTGATTTAACGAATGGCTGAATACACGTTTACCACTACTGCGGGGCAGACTGTGGCGCGTGAGCTGCTTCTCGCTTATCTGAATACCGGCACGAGTTCCGCTCCTGTTTGGTCGGTGATCGGCAAGCGCGTGGAGGACAGCTCCGAGGAATACGACTGGTCTACCGAGAGCAAGAAAGACATTCTCGGCGATACCTACGGCACGATGAAGAAGCCTGTCATTACGCAGTCTTTCGAGCCGTGCGAGCTGGACAGCGGCGACGCGGCGCAGCAGAAGATTTGGAAGCTCGCCGTTGTCGATCAGGACGCGATGGCGCTTGCGGCTATGGACATGCTCATCGTCCACACTTACGCTGGATTTGCCGAGCGCTACGAATCCTGCATGGTCGAGGTTACTGGTCTCGGCGGTGAGGGAGGAGGTAGCGTCGGTATGCCCATCAATGTAACCTATGGCGGCACGCGCACGAAGGGCACGGCCACGAAGGGCACTAGCGGCGCTATCGAGTTTACGCCGGAGACCTAATTTTCAGGAGGTTAAGCAATGCTTGAACTTAGACATGATACCGGAGTGCAGGAAATCTCCATCAACGGAAAGGTGACGGTGTTGCTCAACCTCACCGACATTGACTTTATCGAGCGCGTTTTTAATGCGTTTGACGCGATGGACAAGCAGCAGGACAAATATCAGGCGATGCTCGCCGGGGAGAATGACGCGAAGAAAATCTTTGCTGCCGCCCGTGCGATGGACGGGGAGATGAGAGAGCTTATCAACGGGCTTTTTGGCTTTGATGTTTGCACTCCCCTGTATGGCACGATGAACACCTATGCGATGGCGGATGGTCTGCCCGTGTGGTGCAACCTGATGCTCTGCCTCATCGACAACATGAACGATACCTTTACGGCGGAAAAGAAAAAGACGAATCCGAAGCTGCAAAAGTATCTCGCAAAATTCAAGAAATGATCTACTCCCTGCCGATGTCGCTTGCCGTCGGCGGTGCAGACCATGCGATACGCTCGGACTACAGGGTTATTCTCGACCTCATAGAGGTTCTGAATGACCCTGATTTTTCTGATGCGGACAAGGCGGAGGCGACAATACAGACGATTTTCCCCGATTGGGAAAAACTGACTGATTATTCGGAGGCATTGGAGAAGTGCTTCTGGTTTATCGATCTCGGACAGCCGCACGGGAAGAAATCCGCCCGCCTTGTGGATTGGGAAAAGGACTTCCCGTATATCGTCGCGCCGGTCAACCGTGTGCTCGGCTACGAATGCCGCTCGGTCGAATATCTCCACTGGTGGACGTTCATGGGCGCGTACATGGAGATAGGCGGGGACTGCGCATTCTCGCAGATCGTGTCGCTGCGCTTGAAACTTGCCAAAGGTAAAAAGCTCGAAAAATACGAGCGGGAATGGCTACGGCAGAATCGGGACTTGGTAACGCTCCCGACGAAGTACACAGCAGAGGACGAAGAAATGTTGAAGAAATGGACGTGATGCGATGGCGACAGAACTTAGATTCCCGGTAGAAATCGACGCCGGGCAAGCCGCCAAAGAATTGGATAAGCTCCAACGCGACATGGACAGGCTCAAAAAGAACATAGAGAGCGGCGAGGCGAAACGCGCACCCATCGTTGAACAGCTCAAACAGGCGCAGGACGAGGCGGCGCAGGCTTATGATAAGGTCGAAAAGCTGAAATCCTCATTGGCCGAGAGCGAGGCAAAAACCGCAATTAACGCCAATGCTGATCCGCAGACATGGATCGAAGAGACCCAGCGGCAGGCGGAAATCAAAGCGCAGCTTTCCGAACAGGAAAAGATTCTCGCGGCGAAAGAGAAAGCCGCACAGCGGCTTGAAGCGCAGGACGCGAAAATCGTTGACAAACTGAAACAGCAGACAGCGGAGCTGGAAGAACAGAAAAAAAGAGCCGGGGAGCTGACGCAGACAATCACCGATGCGTCCAAAGGCGCTGACATCAAGGCCGCAATGGAGGGGGCGCAGCAGTCCATCAAAAGCGGCATGAAGAATCTGCTCAAATATGGCATTGGTATCCGCTCGCTGTTCGTTCTTTTCCGAAAGCTAAAGCAATATACCATTGAAGCGGTAAAGGCTTATGCCGAGAACGACCCTGAGACGAAGAAAAGCATTAACGAACTGAAAGCGTCTTTACAGGGGCTAAAGGCGTCATGGGGTGCGGCGTTCGCCCCAATTCTTACTGCGGTTATCCCGGTATTGCAGACGCTCATTGGCTGGATCACAAAGGCTGTTGACGCTATCGCGGCATTCTTTGCGGCTCTTAGTGGGAAAAGCACATTCAAGCGGGCCATAACCAACACGGGAAAGTTGAGCGATAATCTATCTTCCGGCGCTGGTGCGGCAAAGGAACTGAAAAAGCAGCTCATGGGCATTGATACGCTGACCATTGCGCAGGATTCGTCCTCCGGCGGCGGTGGGGGCGGTTCCGGCAGCGGAATCAAGTACGAAGATGTAGCGATCAGTGACAAAATCAAGAACAACCTCGGGCTTATCAAAAACCTGTTGGAGGGGATAGCGGCACTTGCTATTGGGCTTGCGTTCGGGAAAACTGCCGCGAGCATTGCGCTGGTTCTTTTCGGCACTCTGGATTTGATTGATGCTTTTAAAAATTTCATCAACACCGGAAGCCTTACTAAAGACATGTGCATGGAGATGTCAACCGGGTTTCTTAAAATCGGTATCGGTCTTGCCCTTCTCACCGGCTCATGGATACCGCTTGCAATCGGAGCGTTCCTTGCTCTCGGTTCATTCCTGTCCGGGTGGTGGGACGACATCACCGCGTTTTTCGACAAGATCAGCGGCATAGTCAATGGGTGGTTCGACAATGCGCTGAAAACGCTTTCCGAAAAGGGCAACGTCCTTTCGCAAGTATTCATTCTGCTTTACGGCGTCGTTCAGTATTCTTTTAACAATATCGTCGGCGCTATTCGTACGGCATTGTCACTTATAAAGGCGATCTTTGAAACTCTGGCCGCTGTTGTATACGGTTTCGCCACAGGCGATTGGTCGGCGGCGCTTGACAAGATCAAGAGCGCATGGATCGACGTCTGGGTTGAAATCAAACGCTGGGGCGCGTCCCTTATCAACAGTATCCTTGGCACTGTGGAGGCGTTTGTTAACGGCGTTATTACGATGTTCAATAACCTCGTCGGAGCGTTCAGCAGCGTTTTGCAATTCTTCGGCGGCGGCGGTATAAACTGGCGTGCAAGCTCTGTATCTATTCCGCGTCTCGCCAAGGGCGGCATCGTCAAAAAGGGTACTCCGTTTATTGCCGGTGAAGATGGCTCGGAGGCCGTCATTCCGCTTGAGAGAAACACACAGTGGGTGTCAATGGTCGCGGACGGCATCGTTGACCGGATGACGGATAAGTTCGCCGGTTTGAGCATGAGAATGCCCGCTGTTGCTATGGGCGGTGTAGTGCCGCCTAATGCGTTTTCCTCCGGGTATGGGTATGGTATATCCCCAGAGTTGGAAAGTAAGCTGGACGCGCTTCTCGACCGTTTAACTGCGCGTGGCAACGAACAAATCAAACCGAGCGACGTTTACCTTGATAAGCGCAAGGTCGGCGAGATCATGTACACTTACAGCGAAGAACGGAACAGGGGGCGCGGTAAATGAAACTGATTGTCAACGGCGTTGATATGCTCCCCTATCTGGACGGCGGCGGGTACACCGTGACCAGAGAGGACGGCGACAGCTCGGACGCAGGGCGCACGATGGACTACACCATGCACCGGGCGCGGATCGCAACGAAATTCCGCATTGATGCAACGTTCAAACCTTTGTACACCAAAGACGCCGAGATCGTTCTGCCGGCGCTTATGCCGGAGTACGTCGAAGTAACATATACAAACCCGTGGTTAAAGGGTACGCAAGTCACTACGATGTACAACAGCACAGGAAAAGCTACGGTCGATACATCTTTCGGTGATGGGAAAGAACGCTGGAACATTGATGCGCTCGCCCTTGTGGAGAGATGAGCCATGCAGAACACAAGCGCAACATACAAGGAAATCGTCGCCGGTACACATTGGTTTGAAACCAAGCTCGTCATCGGCGACGAGTTTTATTTGATCGACGAGCACGCCGATTATATCACGTTTGGCGGGACGAGGATTTTCTACGATTCGGATTCCGGCGGATACGGCGGGAACATGCTTAAAGAGATCAAGACCACGCAGCACCTTTTCACGGACGACAAGCCGATGGTCGGGTGCTGTGTAGCCGCGGAAATCGATGTCACGATGGTAAAGCCGACGGCGACGATCAAGAGAATGTCCTCCATCAAGCCGTTTATCCGTGCCGTGAATGACACGAAGGAAAGTGAATGGATACCAAAGGGCGTGTTTTATATCGATACACGCTCCGACGGGGAGAGCACGGACGAGATCGTATTCCACGGATACGACGCAATGCTAAAGGCCGAGAACGATTTTCCTGTGAATGGGGACATCGGCAAATGGCCAAAAACGGATATTGACGTTGTACGCCTTATTGCCGGACATATGGGCGTGGAGGTCGATCCACGCACGTTTGACATCATGCAGCGTGGGTATCCGGTGCAGTATCCCGGCGGATACGCTATGAGGGAAATCCTCGGATATATCGCGGCAATGTACGCGGGGAATTTCATCATGTCGGACGATGGAAAGCTCCGTCTTGTCCGGCTGAATGAGATCGGCATCGAGACACACTACCTCGTGGATACCGCCGGGTATGTCCTCATGTTCGGAGGTGACAGGATCCTTGTCTGAATCGGTTTTTATTGGTCGAAGTGCCTCCGGGTATACGACAACGCCGGAGCTGCCTAAATACACCAAAGTCCGTATTAACGTTGACGATGATTCCTTTTATGAGGCCGGTAGCGGGGATAATGTCTTAGAGCTTGACTGTCCGTGGGGCTCTCAACAGATGGCGAACGACATCTTAGAGAGCATCGGGGAGTTTGTCTATCGTCCGTATGACACGGAATGGGCGAAGCTCGACCCTGCGGCGGAGCTTGGCGACGGCGTTACCATCAACGGCGTTTTCTCCGGCATCTATGTCAATGAGACCAATTTCTCAACGCTGATGGCGGCGCGTATCTCCGCGCCGCAGGAGAACGCTGTTGACCATGAGTACCCCTATAAATCCCCGACCGACCGGAAGACCACCCGGCAGTTTGCCGAGACGCGGGCAAGCCTTAGAGTTAATGCCGCGAGCATTCAGGCGGAGGTCACGGCAAGAGAAACGAGCGAAGCGGAAATGCGGGCGGCTTTGGAACTGCACGCGCAGGAGATCGCCGCGAGAGTGACGCAGACCGGCGGCAATTCCGCCTCTTTTGGTTGGTCGCTGACGGCGGATGGGTTTGTTCTGGAAAGCTCCGGGCAGGAAGTATTCAGGGCAACGAAAGATGGTGTAGACATCACCGGCAAGATAACGGCAACGTCCGGATTCATCGGCAGCAAGGATAGCGGGTTTACCATCACACAGAACGCCATCTATAACCAGCTGTCGGAGCTGTACGGGACGGTGGACGGTGTGTACATCGGGACAGATGGCATCGCCCTCGGCGGCGGCAAATTCCGCGTAAACAGCTACGGCCAACTATACGCAACGGACGGGACGTTTACCGGAAACGTCTATGCCAACCGGATACAGACGGGCGGCGACGCCGGAACAATTCAAGGCAGCCAGATAGGGTCTGGAACAATCACGACGGCGAATACCAATGGATACTTAAACGGCGGCGTCGCAAACGGGTATTTTGCTGGGGATGTTTTTTCCGGCGCTGCAACAGCGGCGGCGATGAACGCCTCTGCGGGATCCTTTTCTACCAACAAGGCATTTCGTCTTTATGGTAAAACGGTAGTTGATAGCTCTTATACATTTACTGTTAACGGTGTAACACACCAGATCAAAGGATTGCGGCTCATTTAAGGAGGAAAAAGTGGACAAAATTATTTTTCAGGACGGAAGTGAATACCCTTGCGCGTTCTGCGGCATTGCTACGGTTGGGCTGCTGTATGTCACTCTGACTGGCCTTTCTTTTGTTGAAGCGGCGGCGATTTTCGGCGACGAGAAGAAAACGGCGAAAATCCGCTATGTAGCCGCAAACGGAGATGAGACGGTATTCGAGCACTATACAAAGTTTGAATATCTTGTCAATGAAACCGGCGGACAGCGGGCAGCGCTGCGGCAGAAGTATGCGAGCGAGGTTTAATCATGGAAGAACTGAACAAAATCAAGGAGCTTCTTGGAACTCTCCGCGTCGATGGATGGGAGAATTTCGAGAAGCTTGTTTATATCAAGCTGCTTATTGAGAAATTGATGGCAGCGGAAACGAAGGAGGGCTAATCCTTGGCTGACAAAACAGTAGGCGAGCTTCCGAGAGCATCAACCGTAACAACGACAGACCTGTTTGTAATGGAGCAGGCGGGACAGGCAAAGTCCCTGACCGGACAGGTGCTTATCAATGACCTTGCAACGGCTCTTGACGGGCACGGCGGCATTAAGAGCATTACCCTAAACGACGATTACACCCTGACGTTCATCATGTCTGACGATACGGAGGTAAAGACTACTTCGGTACGCGGCGCGACCGGCGCAAAGGGCGACAAGGGAACGGATGGTCGGGCAATTACGAGCGTTGCGAAAATCAGCACGTCCGGTCTCGTGGACACTTACAAGATTTCGTTCTCGGACAACACAAGCACCAATTTTACCGTGACCAACGGCTCATCCATCAAGAGCATTGCAAAGACGGCAACGAGCGGCTTGACGGACACCTACACCGTTACGCTTACGGACGGAACGACCTCCACGTTCAACGTAAAGAACGGCAACGGTATAGCGTCCATCACGCTGCAAAGCGGCACACACGCCGCCGGTACTACGGATACATACAAAATCACGTTCGACAATGGAGAGTTTACCACGTTCTCCGTCTATAACGGAATGAACGGCTCCGGCTCTGTTGTGACAGTGAACACGAAATCGCCGGACGCCTCCGGCAACGTGACGTTAACCGGCGACGATATCCCCGTTAGCGCAGACGATGAAACTACGATCCCCGATGCGATTGAAGCGAAACAGGCGGCGACAAAAGATCTTGCCGCAGAAGCGACGCTTGCGGACGGGGACTATTTCCCGTTCTATGATGTTTCCGTATCGCTGAACCGGAAAACCCCTTGGTCTAACATCGTGTCAAAAATCCGCGCGGCCTTTAAGACCACGGCGCTGCCCGTCGATTCCGGCGGCACGGGCGCAACGACGGCGGATGCGGCGCGGGCAAATCTTGGAGCGCTGTCCAACGCCAATGGCGCGGTAGGCACGGCGAATCTTGCTGATAAAGCGGTTGGCGTCGCCCAGCTTACGAACGACGCGCGCTTCGGCACCGAGCTCGCGATCAGCACGCCCGGCTCAACGCCCGATCTCGCGTGGGGAAACGCCCTCGTCTGGGTGTGGGGCACGTCCATGACGATCAAGCTGACCGCAGCGGTCTCGGCGCTGCTGCCGCCGAACTGGCAGACGCGGATTTTTGCGAACGACCCGTTCACCTTCGAGTGGGAGGGCATCGGCACGCCGGTCAACGTCGCCAAGGGACAGGCGGAGAGCGCGACCGGCTCCATCGCCGTGCCCGCGAAAAAGTATATCGACCTCAAAAAGATCGATAACAACATCTGGATCTTCTCCGGAACTTACGCCGAGCGAATGATCTACGCCGGAACGACGGAGCCGGGCGCCGAGCTCGGCAGCGACGGGGATATCTATCTCATGTACGCGAATTGAGGTGAGCTGAATGGCATGGTCACAGACAGCGCCGGAGCTCCCGAGCGGCAGCGCTTGGGAGCAGGAAAAAAGCATTTCGGGATGGTCAAACCACTGGAACTTTACCGGAAAGCTCTACATCGCCCGTCTGAACGGAAGGCAGTTCGCTGTTAAAGCAGAGCTTACGAGCACAAACGGCACCTACGGGACGTATTACCCCCCGGCAAAATGGAAGCTCCGGTGCGATATTGGCGGAGTTGCGGGAACAGAGGATACGTCCTTCGGCGTAACCAAGGGAATGACAACATTCTACTTCGTCGGCGAAGCCGGAGAGGGCGTCACAATCACCGCAAATGTCGGCGGTGTTGACGCCGCGGTTGCCGTCCAAACCGCGACCTTTACCGCTCCTGCGTTGTTCGGCGCTACGGTTTATATAAAAACCGGCGGCGGATGGAAGCCCGCGCAAGTCAAGGTCAAGACCGGCGGCGGATGGAAGGACGCCGTGGCAAAATTCAAAGCAGGAGGAACATGGAAATGAACGGTATTGACGTTTCCGAGCATCAGGGCGATTTCGATTTCACGCCGTACAAGGATGGCTTTGTCATCATCCGCGGCGGCTACGGCATCCGAAATGCCGACAAATGGGCAGAGCGCAACATCGCCAAATGCGACGCGCTCGGTATCCCGTGGGGCATCTACTGGTACAGCTATGCGCTGAATGTGCAGACGGCCAAATTGGAGGCGGAGCGGTGTCTGCGCTTCCTCAATGGCCGGAAGCCGCGGCTCGGCGTGTGGTTCGATATGGAGGACGCCGACGGGTACAAGGCGAAAAACGGATTCCCCACGGACGAGACGATCACCGCCATGTGCAAAGCGTTCTGCGCGGCTATGGAAGACGCGGGGAACAGAACCGGCGTGTACGCCAGCATGAGCTGGTTTGATACGCACATCGGCGAGACGGGGTATGATAAATGGATCGCCGCGTGGGGCGCGAACGACGGCGTGCATTATCCCGACCTTTCCGGGCAGTGCGTCATGCAGCAGTACCGTGGCAGTCCGCTGGATCTGGATATTTTGTATGTGCCGCTTTCGTATTTTGACGATGGCGCGGCGGGCGGAGCAGAGCCCCACCACGACGAAAAGGAAGGAATGACCGTGAGCATTCCGGCGATGGCGCAGGAGGTGCTCGACGGAAAGTGGGGCAACGGCGAGGAAAGAAAACAGAGGCTCGGCGCATGGTTCTACGATCTCGTGCAGGGCGAAGTAAACAGAATCATGGGGGTTTGATATGGAAGAAATGGAAATGGTGCGCACACTCGCGGAACTCATCGCGCTCGGAACCACTATTGTGGTGCCGATGCTGAAACTCAACTCGAACATCGTCAAACTCACGGACGCGGTGAACGGGCTGAAAGAGGCAAACGGAAAACTGGAGAAATCCAACACAGAAGAGCACAAGCAGCTTCACGAACGCATCAACCACCGCAAAAAAGAAAATGAGGCGCTGGACGACCGCGTGACCGACCACGAGAATCGTATCAGCATTCTCGAAAAAAATAATTTTTAGGAGGAACAAAAAATGGAGAACATCTTCGGACTGACAACCTGCGTGGCGATCGTCGTGATTGCTTACCTCATCGGCATTGCCGTCAAGAACATCGAGGCAATCGATGACAAATGGATTCCCGTTATCTGCGGCGTTGTTGGCGCGCCTCTTGGCGTGCTTGCGCTGCACATCGTGCCGGACTTCCCGGCCACGGACTACCTCACGGCGATTGCTGTTGGTATCGTCTCCGGCCTTGCCGCGACCGGCATCAATCAGGTGTTTAAGCAGCTTCACAAAGACGACTGATGGGACGGCAATCCCAAAGCCTTGTAAACCGACACGATGAAGGAATCAATCAAAGATTTCTGCCGCATCAATGGCGTCGAGGCGTATGAAAGCCTCGCAGAGACACTTTTTGAAGCATACATGGAGAGTGTAGCCAATGACGACAGAGAGCCTCCTACGGAGTTTAACAACGCCTGGGACAAAGAATAAGCTGCAATTCCCGCGTGAGCTGCGCGAACAGTTTGAGCGGGACTGCGGCTTTACCGATGAGGAACTAAGAATCTTCCGCCTGCGGGCAAAGGGCATGAGCGTTTTGCAAATTTCTTTCGCCATGCAGACGGATACGGAACTGTACGGCACGGAAAAGGTCGAGCGCCGTATACGGGCGATCAAGGACAAGATCGCCGCTGCAATCGAATGACGGGTTTTTGATGGATTATTGAGGGCTAACCGACGGGTTAGCCCTCTTTTTTTGTGCGACAATGGGGGCAGAAAGGACGTGAAGCAATGGAAAACTACTACCAACAGCCACAGCAGTTTTACGGCGGCTATCAGCGACCGCAGCCGCAGCAGATCGCTCCCGGATACGTCTGCAAGCCGGTCACTAGCCGCGAAGAGGCTATTGCCACAAGCACGGACTACTTTTCTCTCGGCGTCGTAATGCCGGACATCGGGCACGGCATGATCTACCTGAAACGCTTTAATCAGCAGACGGGGGCTTCCGACTTCTTTGATTTCAAACTCTTCACACCTGAACAAGCCCCGACGGTAGAGTACGCGACGAAAGCCGACCTTGACGCGCTGCGGGCGGAGCTGACGGCGAAAAAGCGTCGGAGGGTAGAAGACGATGATGAATAATCCTATTTTCAATTTGATAAGCCTCGCCCGTACCGGCGGAAACCCGATGACGCTAATACAGCAGATGGCTGGACGCGATCCGCGAGCGCAACAGGCGCTAAAGATGGTTCAGGGCAAGACGCCCGACCAGCTCCGGCAGATGGCGGAGAACATGGCGAAAGAACGCGGAACGACCGTGGAGGAAATCGCCAAAAGTCTTGGGCTTAAATAAACATTCTCCTATCAGTTCCGGCATCTTGATTAAAAGCCGCTTCTCGAATGCAGCCGGGAGGCGCGCGCCCGGATGTAAATAAACTGATAGGAGCTTTTTTCTATGGCAGACGATTTTATGAACGGCTTTCTTGCCGGGCAGGGCGACAATAACCGAGGCGGTCTTTTCGGCGGCGACGGTTGGTGGGCTATCATCATCTTTGCGCTGATTTTCGGATGGGGCAACGGCGGCTATGGCTTCGGCGGCGGCAATTCCGGCGGTGTAACCGATGGCTATGTCCTTGCCTCCGACTTTGCTAACGTTGAGCGCAAGATCGACGCGGTGAACAACGGCGTTTGTGACGGCTTCTACGCGATGAACACTGGAATGCTTAACGGCTTTGCCGGTGTGACGCAGGCCGTGACTAGCGGCTTCTCTGCGGCGGAGCTTGCCCGATGCAATCAGCAGGCGGCGCTCATGCAGCAGCTCAACGCCATGCAGATGCAGAACCAGAACTGCTGCTGCGAGAACCGGCAGGCTATCGCACAGGTGCGCTATGACATGGCGTCGCAGGCGTGCGATACCCGGAACACCATCCAGAATGTTGCCCGCGACATCACGGACAACCAGAACGCTGGAACCCGTGCTATCCTCGACTTTCTAACGCAGAGCAAGATCCAGACCCTTGAGGCGGACAATCAGGCGCTGCGGCTCGCCGCTTCGCAGAGCGCACAGAACGCGACGCTCATCAATGCGCTTCGCCCGTCGCCTATCCCCTCGTACAGCGTCGCAAACCCGTATTGCTGCAACACGAACACTTGCAGCGGCTGCGGCTACTGAACCAACGTTAATCGGGGCGGGAAATCCCGCCCCTGAAAGGAGTTTATAATGGCTTGCAAACCCGTTTGTCAGCTTTGCAAAAGGCTGATTCTTAGCCAAGCGATCACGTTTACCGGCGGAAATTTGGTTGTCAATCTCCCGGATGGCAACTATTCCAACGGAGAAAAATACTGCATCGTTCTGGCACAGAGCATCCCAACGACGGCGACGATTAACGCGCCGGTTGTGTTCACCATTGGCGCGGGAACGGCGCAGTTCCCGCTGACGAATCGATGCTGCGCTCCCGTAACTGCGTGTGGTGTGCGGACTCGGACGAAGTACAGCACGATTGTAGTCACCAACGCCACGGGCGGCACGTTCCGAATGATCGGGAAACCGTGCTGCTCGCCGAGCAATGATCTTACCGCCATTAACGCGGAGACAGGAGCGACGACATGAGAGCGGACAGAATCAGACGCATCCGAGACTACCAGATACAGAATAACCGTGACTACGAGCCGCAGGAAAGATACCGCGACAGCCGAGGCCGCGAGCATTACAACAACGGGCGCTATGCCCCACGCAATGACTACCGCGACGAATACACGGACTACTACGACGACCGCCGCCGAATCGGATTTTCCTATGAGCCGCGTATGGGCGAGAGCTACGGCGGAGAGTACGACCGCGGCTATGCCGGAGGGTACGACCGCATGACCCGCGAAATGGCGGACGAGTGGATGCGTGGCCTTGAGAATGAGGACGGCAGCAGGGGCGCTCATTGGAGCTACGAGCAGACCAAGAATCTTCTTGAGCAGAAGAAAATAGACTGTGATCCGATGGAGTTCTATGTAGCCATGAACATGTTGTACTCGGACTACTTCAAGGTGGCAAAGAAATTCAACGTCAACAACACGGAGTTCTACGCCGACCTTGCCGAAGCGTTCCTTTGCGATAAGGACGCCGACGAAGATAAGCTCGTGCGGTATTACGAGTGTATCGTTGAGTGAGCAAAGCAAAAAGGAGGGCCTTTCAGCCCTCCTTTTCCTTGTTCGCAATGTAGAATGCAATAAGCCGGACAACGTACTTCGGCGGGTTGGAAACGCCGCTCTCCCAGTTTTCGATGCTTCGCTTTGGAATGCCAAGAAGTTCGGCAAAAGCCCGCTGCGTGAGCCCGGTAGCCTCACGCAGCGCCTTAATCTCACTCATTGACCGCCACCTTGCACCAGAACACCGGGCGAGGCGCGTCGCCGCCGAAGTCAAAGAGAACGGAATAGAGATCGCCGTCGTCACCGCGGCAGATCGGGGAGAAGCCGTCGAAAAGATCGTCGCTCAGGCTGTCGGCGTAATTCTCGCCGCGGGTGCGGCGGATGTCGTCGAGAACTTCGCGGTCGAACTGCGTCGGATCGTCCGTCCATTTGTAACCCTTGCCGGTGATGTCAAGCTCGCGGTTGTCGATGATTTCAAATTTCATTTTTTGATCCTTTCCGGGGCGCTGCCCCTCTGTATTTTTCTTCCTTACGCTTATTATACTACCACCAAATTGGTGATGCGTCAATAAGAAGTTTTGCAAAAACCACAAATTTTTCAAAAGAAAACGCCGGAGATCAACCCCGGCGCTGTTCTGAATGTTTAGCTATATTATATTGTAACTGGCATTAAGGGCAAGCCGACGAACAGCGAGTTTATCGCCATGATCGCCGACTGTCTCTCCCTTCGGCGCAAGCAGGGGAAAATGTAAGCATGTCAAACGAGACCCACTTCGTTGGGCTCTCGTTTGAAGGGGCTGCGGCTCGCCGCAGCGCACGCTCTTCGAGCGCACGTTTGTGAGCCGTAAAGTATTTTCTCCGACGCACATGTCGCCGGAGAAAATGGTTAAAACTTTATTTGCGCCTGCGGGCGCAAACTCTGCGAGGCTTCTTTGGCAGGTTGAGCAGCCCCGTCCGGGCGCGTACCGGGCGGGGCTGCTTTGCGCTCAAGCGTGCGGCGGAAAGGGAAATCGCTCTTGCCATGCGCGGGCGCAAAATATATAATGGAAAGCGTATATCCCGCATAGAAAAAGATGGGGGATAGGATGCCGCTTTGAAGAAAGTCCTTGCTCTGTTTGCTGTGCTGCGGCGCGCCGCTCGACGTGAACGCGAGCGCGCGGTGCCCGTACTGCGGCACGGTGATCCGGCAGCAGGCACAAAACTGGGCCATCAGCGCCATTCGCGGCATCCGGCAGGAGACCGTATAAAATCGCCGCGGCACAGACCGCGAAAGTGAGGGGAAAACC